CATATTTCCAGCCGCCAAGATATGAAAACATGGAGACTACGCGGTCAAAAGGATTGCGAACTACAGTAAATTTAAAATAGTTTTTATAATCGGGCACTTCATGAAGGATTCCTCCTATGGATCTTTCACATGTAGTTCTATATTTATCGTCGTAGTCTTGCTGGTTTTGGTTTTCTTGATATCCAGGCTCTATATTTGACAGAAGATAATGCTTGATAAACGTACCGCCAGACTTTGGGATATGTACATAAATAAACTTATGGTCATAACTATACATCGATCTTCTCCATGACTTCGGGGTTATTTAAATTGTCTAGCAAGAACTCTTTTCCGTCTTCACCGCAAAGATGACATAAGTAAAAATCTTTATTATCTTTACCTTTTTGGAAGCAAGCCTGATAGTTCGCATTCCACACCCATTGAAGAGGTTTGTGGTGATCAGTAACAGTTGTTTTGGCATATGCATAGCCGTACATGTCTTGATCAATGAAATCTTTGCGCTCTCCAAGTATTTCCAAAACTGGGTTATCAATTAAGTTATGATTTTTTAGGAAATCTACAATAGAATATTGGTCTGGTAATACCTCAACCATCTCAGATACAATCTTGCGGCTCATAATGTAGCAGCCTAAGTTTAAATTATACTTGGGTATATTGCGTTGAGTTTTCTCATTAAACCAATAAACATCTTCGTCTTTAGGGATAGCTTTTAAATATTCTTTTAGAAATACTTCGTTCTTTTTGACTACTGCTTCGTTAAAACCATACTGCATCATAAATTCATCATCTTTGTGATACTCAAAAATGTCGGGGGCAGTTTTGCTTACAACCATATCAAGATCAAGCAATGCGAATTTGTTATAGTCCGTCTTTAAAAACTCATGCAAAAACAAAACTTTAACAAACGTACTCTTCTGGTAATGGCTAAACGTATATTGATGTATATCTTGATAGCCAGGAAAGTCTGACATTGATATAATCTTTAAATCACAACCAATTTTCTCTGCATACTTTTCAATAGATCCAAGGCAATGAGGAACCCATGCCATATCTTTATAGCCAGGATTCGCAAAGTCAGTGTCCTTTGGTAAATCGTTAATTACATAAATAACATTACTCATAAAGCTGTAACCTCCAAGTCTTCGTCAAGCAAACCCCAATTATCTGGGTTGGGGTTATCTAGTAACTTGTTTCTAATATCTAAAGAATTAGTTTTCCTTGCGCCTTCTTGTTGCGCATGTGGCTGGGTAGTATCATTTGACGCGCCATCATCGCGGCCATGGAATTGATGATAGAAATCTGCATCAATCGCTAGACATAGATTGTAGATATCTTCTTTTGCAGCAATCCTGTTCATGAATTCGGTATCCATACTGTTCATGTATACAAGTTGCTCGTTGAAGCCTTTATGCTCTAGATAACACTCTCTTTCAACCATCATGACACCAACTGCTCCACCGTAAAAAGGAAAGATCTGCTTATTTGGCATCAATCGACTGTAATGATTGTGCTCGTGACAAATCTCTACCTTGTAGGAAAGTTCTTGGTCATATATAAAATCGCGAAAAACAGAATGATGGGACTGTGATTCATCTAAATTTCGGCGGCTGCAAAAAGATGCACGGGGCCACGGCCAACCATAATCTTTAACTTCAAATTCATGATGAAACCAATCCATGAAACGCTGACCTATTAATGTATCTTGATCGATGCGAGCAAAATGTTTACCTTCCATCTGGCGGAAACCTACATTCATGGCATGAACCTCAGAGAATGGTGAGTCGCCTTGATGCTTGTCCGCTATATCAGGTGGAACGGTCACAATTTTAAGCAAGCCTTGAGTTTCTGGAACCAATCCGCTAGTGATAGCATCTTTCATTGGCGCATTTCTTGAACACCAGTCAATAAGCAAAACTTCAGATTCATCTTCTACATTATTTTTTTTGATAATTTCACAAGCGTGATTAACCGTGTTGATGCATCTGCCTACAGAATCGCCGTTATAATTATCATTACGAGAGCAAACTATGTACGATATTCTTTTCATTCTTCTGGCACTAATCTTTTGGCGTTAAAACAAAATACTCTACTAGGGCTTGGGACTGTAACCTGTTTACCTCCAATTTGCTTTAACATATTCATGTATGTAGAGTTTGGGGTAGAGATATGCTTGTCTAGATGTTTCAAGCAATGAAAATTAATACTTGCCCTGTATTCTTCTTCTATATTGCTATTGTATGTATTGGGTACAATATAAAAAACTTTATTCATCCAGTTGAATATATCGTGCAGTTTTAATAATATTTCTTCTGAATCGGTAACAACAAAAAAATTAGCTTGTCTTGCATTTATTTGCACTTTATTCATTTGTGCGATATAAACATTTAAATCAGAAACTTTATTTGATTCTAATATAACACCCCAAGTATGTTCTGTGATTCGTTTATTAACTCTGATAATTTCTTCTATAGCTGGCTCGGGCATAGAGCTAAGACTATGAATTGATTCGTTAAAAGGATAAGCTTCGTATTCCATTGTTAATTTATTTATGTGATTCTGGTCTGTATAATATTTTAAAGATTGTTCGTATTTAATCTCTCTATCTAGGTACTCGAGGATTTGCATCCCCTTTATTTCGTACACATTCTTCATAGAAGATATAGATTTTTTAATAAAAGATATCATTTTATGTAGGCGGAGGCGGTGGGCCTTCGGGCTCAGACTGCTTAACGATAATCTTTGATAGCTTTGAGAGCACCAAAGTTGCCGTTTTCTTTATAATTAGACGAGCCATTTATTTCCTTAAACCTTAATATTACATATTTCGCCATAAACCTCCTAATTTATAAATAAATCTTAAACAAAAAACAAAATTTACAAAAATTATTAGGCTACAGTCCATAAATTATGTATTACACTTTATTAAGGACGAACCTAGATATAATATCTTCTCTTTTTTTAACTGTAGAAAAGAACCAAATCCATGGGTAACTAGACCTCATTTTATTAATTTTAACTTCTGTGTCAGATATAGACTGCTCAATAGACCTAATATCGGAATAATTTAGATCTGAAATATCAATTTTTAGATCTTTTGCAATAGAAATTAACTTATCTACTTCGTTATTTTTTTTAGCTTTTGCGGCATCTTTATATAGATCAACTTTATTTTCATCACTCACACCTTTATCAGGGTGCGTTTGAATAGCTATTTTTCTGTAAACAGATTTAATATTATCTGTGACAACTTGCTTGTCTTTTTTTTCTGAATCTTCTAATTCATCTAGTGGGTTTTTGCAAGAATTATCTTCACAATAAGAATAAACAGCAGAGCAAAAAAGAGGGACAGCCTGATTAAATAATCCATCAACCTCAGAAAACTCTTCTGAAATTTCTGAGCATTTAGCTTTTAGTTGTCTTAATAGTTTTAATTTAAAAGTATCCAAAGTAACTTATTATAATAATAAATTATGGATAATTATATTAAAAATCGTCTTCTAATGAGCCGCTTTGTTGATATTCTCTAACCCTTCTTTCGAAGAAATTTCCCATAGCTTGAACGTCAACTACCTCTCCTAGCCATGGAAATGGATTTTTGTCACTAGGAAAACGATAATCTAAACCTATAGCTTCAAGCCTTCGGTTTCCTATATAATACATGTAGTCAACAAACATATCAGAATTTAAACCGAGAATGCCTGTAGGTAAAACATCTTTTGCATATGCTATCTCTAGTTCTACCGCTTTTTTCATATGATCAATAAACTCATTTTGTATTTCTTGAGTCCATATCTCTGGGTTTTGCTCAATTAATGTATTAATTAAATATGTTCCAAACGCAATGTGAGAGCTTTCATCTCTAAGCGTGTATTTAATTTGATCAGAGATACCCTGCAGCTTGTTTTGACGACCAAGGGCAAGAAGCATAGCAAATCCGCTAAAAAAGAATGTTCCTTCGCACACAATCCAATATGTTAAGAAATTTCTAAGTATTTCTTGTTTGCCTTCTGTAGTGGTAGCATCAAAATCTTGGCGACTAAGATCATCTGTTATACCCATAAGAAAGTCATCTTTAGCTTTTATACTCGGGATGGTTTCGTAAGCAGTAAAAACTTCGTCGATATCTAAGTCTAAACTGTCACAAACATAAACTATCGTAAGATTGTGAAGGCTTTCTTCAAAAGCTTGACGCAGAATATACTGACGGCATTCAGCGTCAGTAATAAATCTAAAAGCAGAAAGAAGCAAGTTATTACCAACGAGAGACTCACTTCCTGCAAAAAAGCCAAGACAACGCTTAACAAGGAGCTTTTCATCTTCTGTGATTTCATTGTTTTTCCATTGATTGATATCGTTTTGCATGGATATTTCTGTAGGCATCCAGTTGTTTGCGCAACTTTTAAGGAATAAATCCCATGCATATTTATGCTTATGAGGCAAAATTCGATTTACACCAGCAATATTTTCAGATAGTAATTGACCACTTTTATCAGACATAGTAATATAATACTACGAAATAAACCTAAAGTCAAGATCAGTTTTTATTTTTTTTATACCTAGAATACAAGTATATAGTAGCTCCATTGACAAGGCAGAAGACAAAAATACCACCAATAATAAGGGTAATAGCTTGAATTGGGGATTCAGTGTTAATTTGTATACTAGATTGAGGCGTTGATGTTTTTGTTGTAACTGGTGAACTCGCAGCTACATAAGGTGAGTGATAAGAAGATTGGTTGGTACTTCTTACTGAGCAATTCCCTACGAATAGGCACATGAGGCAAACAAATAAAGATGTAATTTTCATAATCGACGAAAAGATTGGAGGTAACTTATTATTTTATTCAAATTAAAAGAGGTAATTCTATCAATTGTAAAGTCACCTTTTTCGCTGTGCATTAAAACTCCATCAATAGATTCAGTTTCAAGTGCAAGATAAGATACGAAGTCATGAGCTCCATGAGATTTTAACCAATTCCAGTATATTGAGCGAGTACCTTGTTCACAAGAAAGCACTACATCTTCAAATACAAAACTTTTACCATACAAAGTAACATCTCTGAAGCAAGATATTTCACTTGGCGGCTCTGAGAGAGATGCTTCTATTATAAGGTTCACACATTTTTTTACACTAAAAATGCAGAAACTTAGCGAACGCCAAATAAAATTTAATATTTCTCCCATGTAATACTATTACACAAAAAAATATTTAGTAAACAAAATTAGAAATGACCTTCATTAAGTCAAGGTCTATTTTTTCAGTTAATGAATCTAGTGTATTTAAATCAAACCATCCAAATTGAGTGTGCTCGAAGTTTAATTTAGGAGCAAGTAGCTCATCAGATCTGTGGCAATATAAATGTAGTAAACTATGGGGATTTTTATATGAACAAATAAATTCAATCTCAGATACACCAATATCAATTTGTGTTTCTTCTTTTAACTCTCTACAAGCACATACAGGAGGTGACTCGTTTTCGTCCATCGCCCCTGAAAAAATAGACCAATACCCGCCAAATGTAATGGGTTTTTTTGAAAAAGGGCAAACCTCTATTCTTTTAGCCAATAAAATAGATGAACCATGAACTACGGCTACGCCAGCAGCTTGTTTATTGGCAGCTTTCGCAAGTTTCTCCATTTTTCATCGCCTCGATACTGCATGCAGATGGTGCTTCTTCTGTTGTTGACTTCTCTACTTTACTGGCAGCTCTATTTCTTAGGTAATATGTAGTTTTTAAACCTGCTTCCCAGCAAGCTATGTAAACATCATTTAAATATTTTAAGGATGTTGTCTTATTATAAAGATTAAAGCTTACTGCTTGGTCGATCCATTTTTGACGCACCGCATTACATTCGATTAGTTTAAACATATCTCTATCGAATGCTGTCTTGTACTTTTGTTTCAATTCTTCTGGTATAGATCCATTTAATAGTGATAAATCGCCGTCAACACTTTTCACCATAGCAGATATTTCGGACGACCAGAGACCTTTATTTTTCATATCTTTAACAAAATGTTCGTTAGTGATATAGAAATTACCGCTTTTATTCTCGTAGACAAAAAGAACTGAGAAGTTTGGCTCTATGCTTTGTTCTATTCCATTAATGTAACCAATAGTTGCGGTAGGAGCAATAGCCATAACATTAGAGTTTCTCATGCCCGATTCTTTAATTTGCTCACGCACTTTTTGCCAAGTATCTAAGGTTTCGCCTTTTAGCCCTTCTTTTTTACCTCTGTAAGACATTAAGTTTTTGTAAGAATCGATAGGTAAAATACTCTTGCTCCATAAAGATCCTTCGTAGGTATTATAGGATCCTTTTTCTTTGGCAATGAGGGAGCTTGCATATATTGCATGACACGAATAAAACTCAAAAAGCTTATCGTTAAATTCTATTGCTTCATTGCTGTCAATTTGAATCTCAAGCATATGTAGAATGTCGTGCAAGCCCATCATGCCTAAGCCTATTGGTCTATGTTGAATATTGGATTTTTCCGCTTCCTTAGTCGGGTAAAAATTAATATCAATGACATTGTCAAGTATTCTAATTGCCGTATGAATTGTTGACTCTAACTTTTTGTAGTCAATTGCATAATTAGATTTTCCGTGAGTAGTCTTCTCTATTAAATGATTTTTTAAATTAACTGAGCCTAAATTACAAACCGCAGTTTCTCCAATTTCTACTTTTTCGCCTGCTTTATATTTAGAAGATTTGGTATGTAGTGTGATTTCTGTGCAAAGATTAGAGCTGTGAACTGCTCCTTCATGTTGATTTGTATAACGTATATTACAAGGATCTTTAAATGTATTCCAAGGATGGGATGTTTCGAATAAAACTTTCAGCATTTTTTTCCACAATTCTTTTGCGGGAATTATTCGATAATTTTTAATTGAACCTGCGTCTGCTGCTTTACATAACTCGTCGTATCGATTATCAAAATCCTCTCCGAAAAGATCGTGAAGGGTTTTTCCGTTTTCATCTTCAGTATCTCTTGGATCAAAGAAATACCAGGCGTCTTCATTTTGAACCCTACGCATAAATTCGTCTGGAACCCAAGATGCTGTATTCATGTCATGGCAACGAAGTCTATCATCTCCTGTATTTCTTCTTAGATTTAAGAAATCTTCGAAATCTAAATGCCATGGCTCAAGATAAGCGCATCCAGCTCCTGGACGCTTACCACCTTGATTTACTGCGACCAAAAGATCGTTGTATATTTTAAGCCAAGGGACCAAGCCGCTAGAAATGCCGTTAGTTCCCTGAATATGAGAACCTGTAGACCGAAAAGGGGTAACATCAAGGCCAAGGCCACCGGCGTACTTTGATTTACGAGCTTCTTGCCAAGCACCGTCAAAGATGCCGTCAATACTATCATCAAAAGTATTAAGGTAGCAAGAACTAAGCTGCGAGTGAGTAGTTCCACTGTTGAAAAGGGTTGGGGTCGATGGGGTATATAAAAATTGGCTAAATAGATCGTAAAATTCTATAGCCTTTTCATCTTTATCTTTTTCGTTTATAGCTAATCCCATTGCCACACGCATCCAAAAAGCTTGAGGTGTTTCCATTATTTTACTATCTTGCTTAATGAAATACCTATCAAAAAGAATTTGTATACCTAAGTATTTAAAGTCTTTATCTCTTCTAATTTTTAATGCATTAGATAATTTATTTAAATCAAAGTCAAGTAGTCTTTTATCTAACCTGTCTTCTTTTACTAATTTTTTTATATTTTGTATAAAGCTTTTTCTATACTGAAGTCTAAACGCATCGGAATCTACGCCTTCCTTAAATACTTCTTTGTACAAACAATTTAATAAAAGCTGTGCAGCAGCGTAAGAATAATTGGGTTCTTTTTCTATCTTTTCACGAGCAGATAATATTAGTGCTTGATCTATTTCTTTGGTAGTTATTTTATCAAATAATTGAAGTTGTGCATCTAAGACTATTTCGCTCGCAGAAACATCTTCTATTTCTTCACAAGCTCTTTGTGCACTTGCATTAATTTTGTCTACTTCAAAGCTTTCTAGGCGGCCATTTCTCTTCTTAACTTTTATATCCATGAAGGTATTTTACACAGGGGTATTTTGTATTTCAATAAAAACAATAATTTGATATATTTTCCTATGTTACCATAGAAATTCGTGTAATGCAAGACCAATCTCGCTAACTTATTAACAATCTATTCTTTAACTGCAGATTCTGACCTAGCCCAATCTAAATCGCTCCTTACATCAAGGTTTACTTCCCAAGCAGATTTTAATAATTTTGGATCTAATCCATTTTTTTCGAAAGTTTTTATTAGAGCATTAATATCTTTGGGGAAGCATGTGCCGCCGAAACCTTTATCTCCATCATGGCCTGGCACTTGAAAGTGAGATTGCCCGATTCGCTTATCACTCATTACGCCATTAATAATTGAGTGCCAGTCTAACCCAAGCTTATTAATCAAACCATGGATTTCGTTAAAAAAACTAACCTTAGTTGCAAAGAAGCAATTGGCTATATACTTAACGGATTCAGATTCATCGCTCTTCATTAATATAGTTTGTATGTTCGGGAATGCATTGTTGAATAATTTAATAGCTTTTTCACCAACACTTTTCTTTCTAGTATACCCTACCACATGCCTATCGGCATTTAAAAAATCTTCTTTGGCAAGTTTGGCAGTCAGGAACTCGGGAGAATGAACAATATTAAGATTACGATGTTTACTCTGTAGGTTTTTAGTTGTGCCGATTGGTACTGTAGATTTTATAATAAATATAGCATTTGAACCAATAGAGTCAATTTCATCAAAACAAGACTCTATAATTGATAGATTGCAATCAGCTCCCATGGCATCTTTCATGGGGGTTGGTACACTAATAAAAACAAAATTTTGAGTTAAAACTTCTTCTAATGAATTCTGCGATATATCAGGATTCTTGTCGAAAACTTTTACATCGTATTTACCGAAACCGCTGGCAACTGCAGAACCAACAAACCCATTGCCAATTACTCCAATTTTCATTGTGGTCGATTCGCTTTTACCCAATCTTCAAATCTTTGGGCGGGGTTCCATCCAAGTAGAGTTCTGGCTTTCGTGTTGTCGGCCAAAGTCTCTCTGGATTCTCCTGGTCTGGCATCAATAAAAGAATGTTTGCCCCCGACTAAATCAACGATGTCAAGGACAGAGTGATTTCTTCCGGTGCCAAGATTAAACATTTCACCGATAATTTCTTTATTTTGTGACTCTCCAGCCAAGTACATAGCTTCAGCAATATCTTTTACATATGTATAATCTCTAGTTTGAAGCCCATCACCTACAACCGTCATTGGTTGACCTGCTTCTTTTTGCCTGAAGAATAGGCCAATAACAGGAGCATAGTCGCCAGCTAAAGGTTGACGCTCACCGTAAACATTAAAAAATCTAAATAGTACAGTTTCTAGCCCAAAAAGCTTTGTGTACATTTTGCATAATTCTTCACAATTTGCTTTGCTTACAGAATAAGGATTAAGGCAATCATTTGGCATATCCTCTTGTAGTGGAATCGGATTAGCTAAACCGTAGCAAGAAGAAGTTCCGGCAAACATTACTCGCTTGCAGTTGTTCAGTCTTGCGGATTGCAGAACATTAACTGTCCCAAGGGAGTTGTTTTTTACTGCATCAGATGGATCTTGCACACAAATTTGTATGCGAGATCGAGCAGCTAAATGAAAAACGAAATCAACTCCTTTAAATAAAGGTTCAAGCTTATCAAAATCACAAATGTCAACTTTATGATTTTCCGTATCTTCTCTCCAGTTAAAATTTGAATTAGCAGTAGAAGACTCATCGTCAACTACTACGACTTCATGCCCTGCTTTTAGCAAGCGTTCAATAAGATGACTACCAATAAAGCCAGCCCCACCAGTAACTAAGGATTTTATTTTATGCATGTAAGTTTATACACGCAAGAAAAGGAATTAAAGAGATTCTTTAAGCATATCCATGAATGCTTTTCTGGCAATATTAAACTGATCAAGGGTAAATTGTGCATTTTTTGCTTTACTGTCTAAGTCGGCAATATGCTGTATGATCGTTTTTTGCTCATCACTCATATCTTCAAGGACATGATCGTTACCGTCGATAGAGATTATTGTTTGATTCTCTTCTGTATTTTGATTAGTTTCTTCTTCAGACATAATTAAATATTATTTATATACCAATTATAAGTTTGCTCAATACCTTTTTCAAGTGTTGTTATACTAGAAAAGCCAAGGTTTTTAATAATTGAGTTATCCATTTTTTTTCTAAAAGTTCCGTCAGGCTTCGATTTATCAAAAACTATTCTGCCTGAATAACCAATAATATCTTGAATCAAATACATTAGTTCAGATACAGAAACCTCTTCTTCTGAGCCGCAATTTAAATGAGAGATTCCTTTCGAGTAAATATCGCCGGCATCTATGTTTTCGAGGCAAAAAGTAACCGCGTTAGCCAAATCTTCGACATAAAGAAATTCCCTGAGGGGTTTTCCGCTACCCCACACCTCTATCTCTTTTTGATTAGAAATTTTTGCAGCATGAACTTTATTAATAAATGCAGGAAGTACGTGAGATGTTTGCAAGTCAAAATTATCCCTCGGGCCATACAAATTACAAGGCATTAAGGAGTAAAAGTTACTGCCATACTGAGAATTAAATGCTTCGCACATTTTCAGTGCCGCTATTTTAGCGATAGCGTAAGGTTCATTCGTTTTTTCTAGTATACCTGTAAATAATGAATTTTCTTGAATTGGTATTCTTGCATCTCTTGGGTAAATACATGAAGAGCCAAGATTAATTAATTTTGAAATACCATAAACTTGCGATGATTTAATAATATTTGAGGCTATTTGTAAGTTTTCGTATATGAAATCGCCTCGGTATGTATTGTTGGCTAATATACCACCAACTTTAGCTGCACATAAAATAACATAATCAATTTTTTCATTCTTGAAAAATTTACCAACATCTTGCTGGCTGGTTAAATCTAATTCATCTCTGGTCTTGGTTACTATATTTTTGTAACCTTTTGATTTTAAATTATCTAACACTGCGGAACCGACCATTCCTCTATGGCCGGCTACGAAGACTTTACTTTCTTTCACTTTGAGAGAAGTTTGTAATCATTCTCGTACATTTTTTTAACCAAACCGTAGAAGTCAGTTTTACGAGTCCAGCCCATCTCCTGCTCCGCCAGGCAGCAATCTCCGCAAAGCTCATGAACTTCAGCGGGCCTATAAAATTTTGGATTAACCTTAAAGATTAGTTTGCCGTCTTCGGTATAATATTCTTCGTTTTCTGCGGAGCCTTTCGCTATAAATTTAATATCAGCACATTTTAAACTTTCATTCAAAAATTCACGAACGGTATACATCTTGCCGCTAGCGAGAACATAGTTTTTTGGCTTGTCTCTGTTGATCATCATCCATACTCCTTCCATGAAATCTTCTGCATCAGTCCAGTCTCGTTGAGCATCAATATTGCCGAGTTGCAGGATGGAGATTTCTTTACCGCTTTCAATTGCATGCTTAATTTTTGCGACACCGTTGCTGATTTTTCTTGTAACAAAATCGAGACCTCTTCTTGTGCCCTCGTGATTAAATAGCCAGCCTTGAATCGCAAACAAACCATAAGATTCTCTGTAAACCCTAACAATGTGACGTGCCGCGCACTTTGCTGCGCCATAAGGAGATTGTGGTCGTAATGGATGCTCTTCATTTTGGGGGCTATAAATAACATCGCCAAATTCTTCGGAGGATCCTGCGTTATAGAAACGACAAGCTGGTGCAAATCTTCTGATTGATTCTAATATATGAAGAACTGCATCTGCGTCAGTATCCCATGTTTGAATTGGATAATCCCAGCTACCCGCAACAAAAGACTGGGCGGCAAAATTAATAAAATAATCAGGCTGAATATTAATGATGGCATCCCTCATGCTGTGGGCATCATTTAGGTCCATATTGATTAATTGAAGTCGTGGTTCATTCTCTAAATGCAAGATATTCTCGTGATTCTTAACGCTAAGACGGCGAACTGCTCCGTAGATTTTAAAATTAGTATTTTTTAGTAAGTAGTCAGCCATATGGCTACCATCTTGACCTGTTACTCCTGTTATAATTATTTTTTTCATTTTTAGATTATATATTTTTTATGATTTAAATCAATGTTTAAGTTTTTATATATCCATAGTACCGCATTTCCATTATGGAACGGTTTGCCATATTGCGCATCAAAATTGTGTGTCTCTTCACTAACCACCCATTTGTCTTTTTCGACTCTTTGCTGAAAAATGTAATTGAATTCATTAGAGTTTTTGACATAGGAATCTAAAGGTTTATTGTAACCCACTGCCCAAGAAATTAAACATGCCTTGCTAGTATTGTAGATCTTAGATAAAACTTCTTGTGCTAAACCGTCTACTTTTTGCATATGGTAATCTCCTCTGCCTATATGCTCGATAGTTGAAATAGAAAGAACAGACTTATTGGAAAAATCTACATTTTCAGCATATTCTTTGATTGTGGATCTTCGGTCTATTGGATCAACCACTGGGTGGTTAGATTTTATGTAATATGGTAAAACAGCCCCAATCTCAATAAAGTCACTATCTTTAAAAAGATCTAAAAAACGTAAGGCAACAGGTATTTCAACACATCTTTCATTAATGATAGTTTCGTTATGCGGGTGATCGAAGTAATATTTTATATCAAAAATTGAATTCATTAAATTTATCATTTATTTTTTTTGTAATTTCACTAACTCTTTCATTCCATGAGTTAGGGCTAAAGGATATTTTTGTGATTATGCTTTTTAAATCATCTTCATTGTTATACTTAATGACTGGATAGTCCCAACACCAACCAACATCTGGAGCTATCACGGACTTATTCATCGCGATAGCCTCTACAACGCACATTGGGCCCGCTTCAATCTTAGAAGTCACTAAAACGTAATCAGTTTTTAAGTAAGCTTGTTTTAAATCATCTTCAGAAAGTTTACCTTCTGTAAATGTTAATTCTATATTATCTAAATTACTTATAACATCTAAAATTTCAAGGTTTTTCCTTCCTGATTTATAAGATCTGCCGACGACTAAAATCTTAATGTTTTTTTGCGGTAAAAAACTTTCAAAAGGAGGTGGATAAAAAACAATTGTTTTATCCTTAGGTAAATTATTTAGATATTTTTTACCCATTGATATAGCCACATCGCATGCAGATGATATTCTATTCCACCAATTTATATCTTCTATGTGAGTAAAATAACAAACATCAAATTTAGTTTTTGATGTCATGGCATGCCAATTAAAATAAAAATTGATATCGGCATTGGCGTCTGCATTGTTAGATATCTTGGAGTTCGGTATATACTTATGAAAATGGTTTGCAAGTTTTTCCATTACCCAATTTCTATCTTGTAAGACTAAATTGTATTGAATCATTTTTGTTTATATAACCAAGATTGATCAGAGTCCACCAAACCATGTAAATGCTCGGGTGAGCCTTTGCCTCCGCCTCTTAATAATTGGTGACCAAAACTTAAATCAACCCCTTTGTATATATCATTCATAATATATTTTATTTATGTATAAAGTAAACATCTTTTCTGTTTTTTTGGTATTTTTTGAATTCACTACAAAAAGGCTCTCCTGAGTAGACTTGATTAAAATATTTTCGAGCAATATAATTCCCTAATGTCATATTTACATTTAAATGGAATAATCTAGATTGCTTTCTTTGATTGCAAAACAAATTAAGAAACTTCATCGCATTTTTATGGTTAAATCCAATGACTCCCATATTTAGAAGTATATGATTATGTAAATTTAATAAAGGCTCTAATAAGAGGGAGTTGCAGATTTGAGAAAAAGTATCCATGCCGAATCTGTAATCACTTAACTTAAGTAAATCTTCGCAAAAATAAATGTCATGATCTATATTCATTGTAGAAGGATCTTTACTTATGATAACATCACAAGCATCGACTAAAAAAACTTTTTCATAAAAATTTTTGTTAAGCCAATCTTGGTAGAGGAAGAATCTATAATCATTATTACTTAGGTTACTTGGAATAACTTTTAAAAATTTAATATTTTTATTGGTGTATTTCCCTACAAATTCCTCTGATAGATTGTCATGGAATATTACTGCATCGCAATTAGTCTTGAGTAAAGAATTATAAAAATCTTTTATATATAAAAAAGAGTTATTTTTAACAAAACCTTGATCATTAACTCCTTGTATTTTGTTGTTTACATCGCCATGTTGTGGGTGTTTTTTCAGTGTTAAGTATGAAGTTAAGATGCACGAATTATTACTCAGGGGGTTCATTTAGTTAATTGTAGTTGCGTAATACTTCTGCAAGCATCTGGATTAATTCTAGACAAATCAACTTTAGTAAAACTAAATATTGAAATTTTAATTTTTACACTTGACATTTTTGAAAATTATGTTATAATATTATTCCTTAAACTTAAGTTTAAGGATATTTCTAACGTATATCTTATAATTATCTTACGTAAACCTAATAATAATGTTGACATTACTATAGATGTTATGTTAACATGGAGGAAATTCAAATGAAAAATACAGAGAAAATGTCGGATTCTGAGTTAATCCATAAATTAAGAGAAGATACCAGCTCCACAGAGTGCTTACTAGAGCTAATATCGAGGCACAGCGGAATATATATGACTATGGTTAATAATTATACTCCAGGAACAAATAGCTCCATACCTTCTTTTAAGAATGAATTAATCTCAGATAAAAATTATTACATATATCAAGCTGCACTCAAGTATGATGAGTCTAGGAACACTAAGTTTTCAACTTACTTAGGCAATGAAACTAGATGGATGTGCTTAAATTTATACAATAAGAACAAAAATCAATCATTCCGTGAAATCTTCTTAGATCAACCGGAAATTAAAGAGATGCCTGAAGAGGAAGATTATGATCAAAAGATTATATCCAAAGAATTTCTTAACAAGGTAATGTCGATGATAGATAATTACAAAGATCAGAGAGTGTCTCAGATTTTTAAAATGAGATACATTGATGCAAGCACCAATAAAGTGACACCATGGAAACAAATAGGCGACTCTCTCAATTTAAGCATTCAGGGCTGCATTAATATTCACAATAAAACAATATCAAAAATAAAGAAAGAGCTTAGCAAAGACATATGATTAATAAATTTATAGGAATAGGCCACCTCACTAGGTCACCAGAGTTAAAGGATTTAGGTGAATACACGAAATGTGTTTTCTCAATTGCGATAAATTCCTCAAAAGAAGAAGTCTTATTTATGGATGTCGAATGCTGGAACAAGGTCGCAAGCAACTGCAATAAATATATATCAAAAGGTTCCTGCGTTTACATAGAAGGTAAAATAAAAGTTAATAAATGGGAAGACAAGGAAGGCAACAAACGCCAGAAGTTTTTTGTTGGAGCAGACATCGTAAGATTCCTTCCTAATGGTAAAAAAGATGAGGATAAAAAAATTGAAAATCCTCAACCTTCCAATAGTATAAAGGAAATTATCGACGAAGAAGAAATGCCCTTTTAATATGGATTACATTAATTTTAGCGGACCAATAAACTCCTTAAGCTTTGGCAATGTTACTGTCAATATGTTGAGAGAGTTGCATAAGTTAGATCAAAAAATCTGTTTTTTTCCTGTTGGAAATAATTTAGATTTCGATGCATATGACAAGCTTTCCGAGGATTGCAAATCTTGGATTACTGACTGTTATCATAATAGATTAAAAAATCTAAATAAAGATAATCCATCACTAAAGATGTGGCACCTTATGGGTTCAGAATCTACAGTTGGTTCAAGAAGTTTTCTTTATACTTTTTATGAATGCGATCAACCAACTGACGCAGAAGTTAATTTATCAAGTATTCATGAAAAAACAATTTTTAGTAGCTCCCATTCTGAGGAATGCTTCAAAAGTAAAGGTTTAACCAATACCGAATACATACCTATAGGTTTTGATGAAGATTTCTTTGAAACAGATAAGGAATATCTTGGAGATAAAATCAATTTTGGATTAGTTGGCAAGTTTGAAAAAAGAAAGCACACTGCAAAAATATTAAAGCTTTGGGCCGAAAAATACGGAGACAATCCAGACTACCAACTGACTTGCTGTATAACAAATCCATTCTTCAAAGAAGATCAAATGAAGTTAGTTATCGCTAGTGCGTTGGCAGGAAAAACATACAAAAATATAAACTTCCTACCCCATCTTAAAACAAACTCTGAGATGAATGAACTTTATAATTCTATAGACATCAATCTTAGTGGTTTAAGCGGGGCAGAAGGATGGAACTTGCCAGCATTTAATTCAACCTGCTTAGGTAAATGGAGTATTGTTCTCAATGCTACATCTCATAAAGATTGGGCGACAGAAGAAAACTCTATCATAGTAAATCCGTCATCCCAGGAAGAGATATACGATAATATATTCTTCAAGAAAGATGACAATTTTAATCAAGGTAACTTTAACATCTTTTCTGATGAAGATTTCTATTCTGCTACAGAAAAAGCTATATCTGTCTGCAAAAGTAAAAACACAGAAGGGGTAAAACTAAAAGAAACATTTAATTACTCAAATACTATTAACCAAATATTAAAACTAATTAAGTCATGAATATAAAAAGAGAAGGAAACAGCGTATTGTTATGTTGCGGAAAAGGCAGGTGTCCTGCATTAAAAAAAACCGAAGATGATATGTATTCATTAAAAGATGATTTCGGCGGTGAAGTCAAGCTAAGTAAAGAACAACTAAACGTTATTCAAGAAGCTTTAAAAGAACTTGATAACTCTTAAACTTATAGCATCAATTGGCTTGATGTGGATCCTTAGGTATGGATCTATCCTTAACAAACCAAGAACTTACATATGCAATAAATCAAATATATTGAAAGAATTATTCAATTGTAGTTTATGTTTAGGATTTTGGACAGGTTGCTTGATTGGTGCAGTATTTTTTTATCTAGAAAGAAATATTCATTATGCACTTTTCCCGCTAGCTTCTTCTGCCTTGTGCTGGTTCTTTGATTCATTGCTAGATTTAATACAATTAGCCGCCAACAAATTAGACAAAAAGTAAAATGCCTATATACTTATTTCAACACCCAAAAACCGAAGAAGTAGCTGAATTATTTTTTGGTATGAATGATGAAAAGAAATATATAGATGAAGATGGAACTGAATGGAAACGCATATATTCTTTGCCTCAATTAAACACAGAAGCATCAATTGACCCATGGAATAATGCTGACTTCGTTAATAAAACCGCAGGCAAGCAAGGAACTTATGGCGACCTCATGGATCGAAGTGCAGAGCTTTCGGCGCAAAGAGCCTCCCAAAACGGCGGCGTTGATCCATTAAAAGAAAAATACTATAAGAACTACTCTAAGACTAGAAGAGGTGCGAAGCATCCAGATCAGATGAAAAAAAGTTTTGAGAATAAAAATATAAAAATAGATTTTGACTAATATGAACATACAAATATACAAGCCAAATAAAAGTAATACAGGTTTTGGGTTTTCATTCTCTGCGGGAGATGATAAAAAAAGTGGAGAGCCTGTTTTATTCGTAAACGGAATAGCTCAGTATTCTTGGAATAATGGCTCTGGAACATTTCAAGGTAACTCTAATAATCCAGAGAAAACTATTACCGTTAAGTTTAATGAATTTGAGTGCGGTTCAATTATTAATTGCTTGGAAAAAAGATACGAGTGGAGCACTTATCATAAAAGCGGAGAAAACAATACATCAATTAAATTTACTCCTTGGGATAAAGTCGCAACTATCAAGAGTTATAATTCTCAGAAAAAAGAATATGAAGAATCTAAGCAAACCATACCTGCGTTTGGTATGACCATTTCTAAAAGTGGTGGCAATACATTTAAATTATCATTAGAGCCAGGCGAATGCGAATGCTTGATTTCATTTCTAAGATACTTAATTCAAAAAATTTACCAACATAGGTATAATAAATCAAACAAAACAAAAGCTGAGTCTGCAGGGATTGAACCTTTGTATGAGTAGAAAAAAGAAAATACTTTTTCACAGTAACCACTGTAAAGCTTTTACTGGTTTTGGTAAAAATTCTAAGAATATCTTAAAGTATTTACAGTCTACTGGCAAATATGAAATTATAGAGGCGGCTAATGGGTTTCCTAAATCGCACACCCCTCTATCAAAAATGCCATGGAAATGCATTGGTACTTTACCAAACGACCAATCAAGAATTAATGAATTAAATAAAGACCCTAACTTAGCAAGGGCTGCAGCATATGGAGCTGAAACAATAGACGAAATCATTAAGGAAGTAAAGCCAGATATTTATATTGGAGCTGAAGATATTTGGGCATTCAACGAATATTGGAATCGTAAATGGTGGAATAAAATAAACTGTATGATTTGGACGACTTTAGATTCTGAGCCAATTCTTCCGTTAGCTGTTTCTGCTGCATCACATATCAAGCATTATTACGGTTGGGCATCTTTTGCAGAAAGAGAAATGAAAAAGTTAGGCCACGATCATTTCAAAACACTTCATGGGGCAGTAGATCGTAAAAATTTCTTTCGAGGTACTGATGAGTCTAGATTAAATCTTAGAAAAAAACACAAGATTGATTCTAATTGTTTTTTAATCGGGTTTGTATTTAGGAATCAATTAAGAAAAAGTGTCCCAAATTTGCTGGATGGATTTAAAATGTTCAAAGATCAAAATCCGTCAGTCAATTCTAAACTATTACTGCACACACATTGGGATGAGGGTTGGGATATCCCTAGGCTTATTGAAGAAAAAGGTATAGATAATTTTGATATACTCACAACTTACTATTGCGAAAAATGCAAAACCTATGAAATTAAACCTTACTCTGGTCAAAAATTAGACTGCAAAAATTGCGGGAGTAAAGAATCTCAAAGCACCACAAATGTCAAGCACGGCGTATCCGAATCTCAACTTAATGAGATATACAATCTTATGGATGTATACTGCCACCCATTTACATCTGGCGGCCAAGAACTGCCCATACAGGAAGCTAAGCTTTGCGAACTAATAACACTAGTCACAAATTACAGCTGTGGTGAAGATCAATGCACAGCAGAGAGCGGAGGGTTTGCATTAGATTGGGCAGAGTACCGTGAGCCAGGAACTCAATTTATAAAAGCTAGTACCTACCCCGCCAGCATATGCAAGCAGCTTAACAAGATCCACAAGATGAAACCTCAAAAGAGGAAAGAGATCGGTAAAAAAGCTAGAAAATTTGTTATAGAAAATTACTCTACTGAAGCTATAGGTAAACAGCTTGAAGAAATTATAGATGAAATGGATTTTACGGAATGGGATTTTGACTTTTCCGAAAAACCAAGAAATCCTGACTACGATCCGCCTCAAATAAACTCGGACTCGGATTGGCTTATTGATATATATAAGAATATATTAATGATGGATGTTGATCCATCAATAGATCAAGGTCACAAGCATTGGATGTCTCAAATTAAAAAAGGATTATCTCGCCCCGAAGTATTAAAATATTTTAAAAATGTTGCCAGCAAAGAAAACGCCAAAATAAATAGTGAAATTAATTTTGATGATCTACTAGATGATGAAGGTCAAGACAAAAGAATTGCTGTGGTAATGCCAGGAAGTGCTGGAGATGTACTTTGGGTTAATTCATTGCTCAGCAATTTAAAGGAACTCTATCCAGAACACAATATATATTTTATTACAAAGAAAACATTTTTTCCTTTCATCGAAGATCATCCTGCTGTTCATAAGTTAATTCCTCATACTGATCAGATGGACTCACTTTTATTACTTGAGGGAAGCATGAAGCACTCTGGGTATTTTGATGTAGCATATCTTCCAAATATAGGCACGCAAAGAATTTTGAATTATACTCATAACGGTAAAGATAAAATACAATTTGATATATATGACAAGTAAATCAAATTTAATATCTACGCCTATATCTGTCGGCGAACTTTTTGATAAGGTTTCTGTTCTTTCTGTGAAAATGAACAAAATTAAAGATGAGTCTAAAGTTAATGACATTCTTCATGAATTAAATTTACTAAAACCTCTCTGTGAACCTTTTTATAAAAAAACACCTGAACTATCAACCCTAATGGATAGCTTAAGAGTTGTTAACTCAGAGCTGTGGGATATACTTGAGCTACAAAGGAATAAAGAAAAAGACGGTCAACTAGATCAACAGTTTATTGATTTATCCATATCTGTATATAGAAAAAACGATAGAAGATTTTTTATCAAACAAGAAATAAATAAATTAACAAGCTCAGAAATAAAAGAGCAAAAATACTACAGTAACGATGAGTCACATAGCTGAAGAATATGCAAAGTCATTGGGCGTCAGAATAGGAAAGCCTATTATATCTGAGCACTTTTACCCTGTCGTCAGTAATAATTATATTACATTTCATACTAATGATAAAAAGTCTCCAGCAAGACACTATGATTTATGGAAGATTGTTTTTGAGTTAATTAAAGAAAAGCTTTCAGCAAATAACATTGACATAATACAAGTAGGAGGTCCAGACGATCCTGTTTATTCTGAGTGTGATTATGATACGCTTGATGCCACATTTAAGCAAATGGCTTATATCCTAAAAGGTACAAAACTACACTTAGGAATAGATAGCCTTCCGGTTCATTTGGCTAGCATATACGACAGGCCAATTGTTGGGCTTTATTCTAACCTATATCCAGAGTGCTCTAAACCTATTTGGAATAAATCATCAAAGACTATTCAGCTAGCCCCGGACTTTTCAGAAATCAAACCTTCGTTTAGAGACAACGAAGAGCCCAAAAGAGTCAATGAAATATATCCTGAAGCCATAGCGAAAGCTGTCCTAGATTGTCTTGAAATAGAAAACGATCTTGATACTTACGAAACATTAAATATTGGAAAGCATTATTTTAATAAAATTATTGAGATTGTGCCCAATTTTATTCCTACTGAAGAATTTAATTTTAAAAACCTAATTAATCTCAGATGTGATTACGAGTTACTAGAAGAGTCTCTTCCTCATTGGTTATCTAAGCGTGTTAATCTAATGATCAATAAAGCTATCGATATCAATTTAGTTTATAGAGCTAGGCATAATATCAAAGGTATGACTATTTTTATTGGTGATGAGTCAATAAATGAAGAGTATCTAAAAATGCTCAGTAAATTAAATATAAATTATAATTTGATATGCAAAGATAAAGAAAAAATATCAGACTTAAGATTGAAATTCTTTGATTATACTGTTGAAGAATATTCTCCTAAAACAAAAAAAGATCTTGACTTTACCGAAGATGTATGTGATAATACGTTCTATCATAGCAATAAAACACTAATCTCAAAGAATAAGAAGTACTATAGTAAAGCAGCGTGGAAAATGAACATAGAGCAAACAGATGACCACCAAAAGCTTATAGACAGTGAAGAATTTTGGGAAGAAATAGAACACATGAACATATACAATTATGGTAAAATCAAAAAGTAATGAAAAAAATAATTCAGTTGGCCCGAATCTTTTCTCTAGGGATGAGAATGGATTACTAAAAAATGTAGAGTACCCTTTTAATGAAGATGGATCTGTTAATTGGAGAGGCTTAGTAAAAGAAGAGCATTTATTCCCCAATAAAAGTTGGTTTCAAATGAGAGGTAAAGACACACCTCGATCAACAGAAGGTCTTGCAGATCATCAACTATTAATAAAACTTGGTGGCATAAAAGAGCTTGCTAAATTAAGAGGTTTCTCTGACATAACTTATGAAGTTGTCAAATGTGAAGAAGATCATGTGGCTGTAATTTGTAAAATAAAATTTCTACCAAACTATGAAACATTTGGCGAACCTGTAGTTTTTCAAGATATGGCTAACGCGACTTTGAATAATACTAGCAGCTTTGCAACTAAATTCCTAGAAACTATAGCATGTAATCGTGCATTTGTTAGGTGCGTAAGAAATTTTCTGCACGTCCATATCGTCGGAGACGACGAGATTGATAAGTCAGACGGTAGTCAGCCGGTGGCAAAGCCCGCTAAGAAAGGAAACCCATTAAGCCCCACCAGCTTATTGCAGAATAAGGCTAAAGAAGTTTTAAATTGTGATTCTTTTTCTGAGTTTAAGAAAAACCACATTCAAACATGGTGGCATTCTCAAATAGAAGGAATATATCAAAGTCAAAACATTAAATCAGCGTCAAACTGGGAAGACCTTACTGCAAAAGAAACCAGAATAATGCTTGCTTTAATTAATTAGGCTATTCGTTGTACGACCCACCCTCGTTAAAAATAACAGGGTGATGAGGCGGCCTAATAGATAAATCTTTTTCAATGTTATCAAACTTATCTACATTATATTGTAGAGCTTGAATACTAAATAATCCATCAGAATCTTCTGTAATGTTTATAACTTTGTATTGTTTCTTTTCTGCAAAGTTTACAGAATCTTCCATCATAAAAGTTGTTCCGTCTGAATCTTTTAGTTTCTTTAAGTAGTCGTCTTCAACAAAAGTTTTTTGCAATATGTAATTGCTTTTTAAATGGCCAGACATATGCATCCATTTTCCGTGCTTCTTAAGATCTTCAGATCCGCTTGCAAAAATAAAGTTACCTAATTTACTCGGATTATCTGCAGAAACATTCCAAGGATTTTTTGGTAAATCTGTTACGATATTTTCGTCTTCGTCTTCTCTGTCGGTTAAAAGAGGATCAGTAAATTTAGGGAAATCTTCGGCCCATCCATTTTCGTATTCTATGAAATTATCACCACAAGAAGACGAACCTACCCACAATAAAGCTTCTGGATCTGGTTTTTCTCTATTGTATCCACCCAGCCACGCTGTTTTATCTTTAGGCAAAACGATGGACATAAGGTCTTGGGCGACATCATCTTCTATCACAGCCATTTGTCCACTTCTTGTTTTTGCATCTCTTAATGCTTCTAGCCAAGTAAAGTCACCTTCGACAAACTCATAAATGTTATTATATAACTTCATCGTTCTGTCGTCTTCAGCTATATCGTAAACTAAATAATCGCCCACTTGCGTAGCTCGCATGCTATCAATCTTTTCGTCAGTTACATCTGTATCAGAATCTAAAGATGCTATAGTTTCATTTCCTGATGGGGCATAAAGTGTTACATTTTTCCATGTTTCTTTGTCGTATGGATCAATGAAAGAATGGATAGGGTAGTCAGCCAGTACTTCTGCATTTCTTCCTTGTTCATCTACCTTGATATCTAAAGCTTTTCCGGCAAACCTACCTACTGTTCTTTTATTATCTAATACATCAATCACATCTCCTGGCTTTAGATAAGATCCAAGCATGCTGGTTTTGAATGATAGAATTTCTGTTTCTAGATTGGCACTCTTGACTACAAATTCAGCTGCCCGCTTTGCTTGAGCTTGCGATGTTATTCCGAACCCATCAATACTCTGCTCGATCATATTATTCTCTTTGACAGCTTCTCTATCTTCAGCTCTTTCTATTTTCGGGCGATACATATTATATCTGTCAACATACTTAATATTGCATGAATTAGTTCTAGATGTTTTTGGCGTACTAGAATAACTAAAACCTTCTTCAGATATATTATTATTAGAGAATAACATAACTGACTCTTTCTTTTCGTCTTGGAAAAAGTTGATTGCACCTCCAGACCAATATGCAAACGATCTAAAGATGGCGGCAAATTCGTTAATTAATTTAAATGCATTTTCTTGATTCATTATATATGCATTTAAGGTATACCTTGGCTCGACTAGTGGATAATCTATTTGAACTGCACACTCAAATTCTTGAGTTTCTGGCTCATATTCAAGCACAATAGTGCGATTAACTTTATTAACACTATGTATTCTTATAGAATCATATGTTGAATCATTATAAAAGATCGCTAACTGTTTGCCTGAATAATTAAATTCGGAATTAAAGGATTCGTTGGAATCTATTCCTTCTATTTTGAATTGAGGTTTATCACCTGAGGATCCGTCTCTGGTTAGTTTTCTTTTTTTATACTTTGGAGAATAACCGCTTGGCACATATTCATCACAATATTTTGCAATTTTATACAATGTCCATCTATCTATATTCTCTTCTTTTATGCCAAATTTACCTACGCCGAATCTTTTATTAGATATTAAGTCGTAAAGACACCATGCTGGGTTATCAGTCCACTTTAGATCTGGACTAAAATCACCACTCCAATTGCCTTCATACTTTCGAGTTTCTGGGTCATAGTTAGTGGGAACTTGTACCTTCTTTAAACGCATGTTATATGTTCGCTGTGGCATATTAGGCGAATCTTTTGCGTTAATTCTGGTTCCTACAATTACTGAATTTGGATAATTTAATTGAACAGGTGTTATTTCCGTTACTGATGCAAGCGACATTTTTTCTTTATATCTAGCTGCTTGTTCACCTTCTTTTACAAAATTCCTTTCCCTGTTAAGTTTATAAACTTTTATAGTCCTATCTTTTTGGTCAGGATTGGGTGGCAAATATATTTTTACATCTTTCCTGTAGGGAGAAGTAGCAATTCCGTACATATAAACATCAGTAGAATACAGAACTTCACCTTCGTTTCCATATTTTATTCTAAATCTTGCTTTGTTAGGCCAAAGTTCTCCTGAGTTTTCTACTTTTGTTCCTATTTTAAACCTATGACTACCCAATACAAAAGATAGTATTAATCCAAGCACACCAACCAGAACCCCAGATGCGATACCGCCTGCGATAAAAGCTGCAGCTTTAATAGGTTCTGTTGATGCTACAGCACCCGATACCGCACAAGCTCCTGCATTAGGGAAAGGTGCCGCACATGCGACAGCAGCACCACTGGCAATTGTGCCTTGAGTTGCCGCAGCACCACCAAGGGTTACTCCTTCTTGTACTCCTTTAAAAATTTGATACACACTCAATGCTGCAAGCAAAAATGTCCAGAGTTTTCCAAGCTGATACTCAACCTCAACTTCATCTCCTTGATAGACATACGCTAATTCATTAACTTGTAAAGTTATATATGCTTCTTCTACTAAAGGGTTAATTATTGTATGCGATAAATAATTTTCCTCATTGAATCTTCTAAGCTTTATGTCGTCAAAATCAGACTCATCAACATTTTTAAATAATTCAACCTTCTCACCCGCTTCATCTGTAATATCGTCTGGAGTATTAATAGTTATCTGATTCCATAAATCTTCTGCTAGGTCTGCAGTACCACCAGGTGTTATATCGATTTGAGATTCTACGACATTTTGCGGGAAATCAAAAGTTATAATAGTTTCATTAACGGCTCCCCCCTCGGGTATTTCACCACCTTCAGGAACATCAACGAATGTTGTTTCAGTTACCTTAACTTGTCCATCTTCTACTCCTGGAATCTTGTCAGGATTTAGCAAAATAATCATTGGGTCATTTGCATAATTTGAAAATTCGTCTTCGTAATATGACAAACCGCTTGCGAATTCCGCTAGACTTTTTCCTTCTCCCGCATCATTTCCTGTGATAATATATAAATCTGAGTTTGAATTTGGTCCGCCCCTAGTATTTTCTTTTAGCAATAAATAACCTTGCTTTCCGTCGTAATTTTTTTGTTTACTATGAGTCCCCAAAAATTTATCAGAGTTAACTCCCATTTTGTAGTAACCCATCGTATAGTCAAATTTTTTACACCTTACCTTATCTCCTTCCTGGTACTGTGCGGTGTCAGTTACATATTCTCCGCTAAATTGTTTATATTCATTTAGTCCTTGATCTGCTTTGTAAAAAGTTGCACTTTCTGGCTCACCAACATAAATAATGGAGTTGTTCTCCATGTTTTCAGCATCGTATGTATAATCGCCGCTTTCAATAAAAGCTTCGTTGTAGCTGTTCTGCACACGATAAATTTGTCCATCGTGTTCTACATAGTCTCCCTCTTCGTAGGTAGAGGATGCACTAAATGGAGTAGAAGGTACTGAATTTTTAAGGGTTTTTGAGTCTATAGTTCTTGGTCCATATAAATCTCCGTTTACATCCTTCGTGTATGATGTAAATAAATATTGAGGTTCTAGTAGGGATTGATCTTCCGTACCTATATGACCTTCGCTATTGACCCCTAAATCTATATCAAATTCGTTTATATTATATGAATCTACTCCTCCTTCTAATTCTGATTCAAAAGATATTTCTTTAACCGGCGTACCATCAAGAAAAACACCTTGTAAATAATCATTTTTTGCATTCCTTAAATCCTCAGGGTTTCCTTCGTTAGCTTTATACTCTCTATCAAATACAGCTAGTTCTCCATTTTTATTTGAAAAACCATCTACAGGACCTTCAGATACTAGGTCGATTGATTTGTAAACTGATGTAGATTCTAGCTTAAACCATCCTACTCCGTTGGCTTTTGAAGCACCTCTCCATCTTTCTCCAACTTGTATCGGGTATGCATTTCTTGGGTTGTCTGTACTTTGATCTCCATGAAGGTATTCAAGGGGATCTTCACTAAACATTATTGGGTAAAATATTTTAGCTTGATTATCATTTTCTTTAAGGGGAATGCTTTGAAGGCAAACATAAGAGCTCTTGATGGCATTTGCTTCTGTTACCGCATACCTCATTCCCTCTATATCACTTAATGGATTTGGGTACCAATTACCGTTTGGCCCAAAGTTTCCAAGGAAATTTTTATTAACACCTTTAGCATAATTAAAAGTATAATAGTAATACCCGCCAATAGCATCTCCTTTCTTTTCAGGCATAGTAACAAATCTTGCTTGCTGATTTTGTAGAGATTCAAACCCTCCATACAAACCATCAGTGGCTCCAAATTCTCCATCAGATATTTTTTTTACTATTTCTTGAAATGCGGGATCTAGAAAAGCATACTTACTACTTCCATCAAAAACATTCAAGGCAAAACAGGAATATAATGGGCCCAGATCAACTCGATAATGCTTATGATAATGAGGTATTAAGCTATACAGTCCCTTGCTAAAGTTAAATATTTTCCCCGTTTCTGAATTGTAATCATAGTTAACTGTGCATGCAGAAACAACATTCGTTCCGATGTTGAGTTTTCCATACCCTAGAGGTACATTTTGACCTTGCGTGAACCTATTCTCTTTTCCATTATACATGTATGATTTGGTCTGGACCTTTAGGGTCTCATCATCTCTTTCCATGGCTTCAGCCATTTTCTTGGATATATACATGCTGGCTGCAGTAGTTATTGCAGTTATAATCAAGCTAACAGCGAATCCGCCACTACCTTGAGCTATTGGAAAAACGTGTAAATCTTTTTCTGTAGACAGTAAAAACTCTTTGTTTTCTGTAAAGCCTTGTTCTCCGGATTTTTTTATTCCATAAACAACACCCTCTTGCTGTTTTTTATTTAAATATTTTTCTACTTCTGGATTATTTGCAAAGATTGCGGCGATAGCTTCGCCCGGGGAACTTACATTGAGATCCCATGTCTTTCCAAACCTTTTACCTAAGGCTCCGTGTAGATATACCTTTTTCATCCTTTTGCCATTATATTCTTACACTAAAGATCGGTGCCTGTATGCTCCTTTTATTTTTGATTGCCATCGACTATCGAGCATATCTTTCCTGGAGATACTGTGCCCGCATTGATGAATAAAATAATCATCACCAAGGTAAATGCCCACATGCTTTCTTCCGTTTTTCTTTATTTGAAACACCAGTATATCATGCTTTTTAATATTCTGTATTTCTACTCTATCGGTATTTCTATTTAATATATCAATAAGTAGCTTATTAGCTTCTTGATCTGATTCTGTTAACCAATAGTTTTTATTCCATTGCGTTATATTGATATTTAAATTTTTAATAAAATAATCTTTTAACAAGCAAGTGCATTCATGGAAGCCTTTGATGTATGGCCTGCCTATTAAACTATCAGGCTCAAAAGATTCGGGGTAATAAAGAAAAAACTTCTTTGTAATTAAACTATATATTAAATAAGGTATACCAGATTCTTCAGAATTAATAATATCTTGCTCTGATGGATTTTCGTCTGAAAATGGATGAGTATGATAGATTCCCAATAGATTATATTTAACTTGATAAGTTATTAATTTTTGCGGCGATATAGTAAAAGAATTTACTGGGTCAGGATTAATATTATTTTCTTGTTTTATTTCAACAGAAAGATCGGGGCATAGTAAAACTACCCCGCAAACTTCTTGATCTGGTTTGCTTTCGGCATGAGATATTATCTTATCATGAAAATTATTTAAACTCATAAGGGTCTATGCCAGGAAAACCTCCGTAAGGTAATCCATTGTTTAGTTCCGTCCAACTAACATCTTCTTCTAGATTATTCGCTTGCATTCTAAATCCACCCCCAGCTTCAATAGCGTGATCAGAAAATCTAAGTCTACAGCCACAAAGTGTCTTATCGCAATCATCGAGAGTCCACTTCTCTCTATCTAAGGCAGGATGCGATCTGGCATTATCTTGTGTGCAAACATAAATACTGACGGGGTAAATAGCTTTATCATCGTCAAATGGTTCTATTCTGACAACATCTCCTTTATTATAAGTTCCTGTTCTTGACCACACAGGGTACTCATCCTCTTCATTTTTTTTTCCAAACTCTGTCGCACCGTATTCTGTTGGAAAATAAGAATCTTCTCCGACCATTTGACCTGAATATCCGCTAGGAACAAAACGCTTGTTTTTATCATCAGATACAGGTTTACCTCTGTAACCGCACCCAATATCGCTTCTATACTGCCACGAGCAATAATTAGAATACATTGTTCTTGATGGAATGCTTGCGTTTTGAAGCTCAAGCAATGAAACCAATTCAAACTCTACAATTTGATCGGTCTCTGCTACCTTTTGATTAACAAAGAATATATCTTCAGTAAAAGAAACATCGGGGCTTGATTCCGCGTGAGGGTTAATATTGTTTGGAAAGTTTTCTTTGTCGAGATATTTTACAAAAGTTTTTATCCGGGTGACTTTGTAGTTAATAAAATCCTTAAAAATTCCTAAACGCAAAGAAACATTCCCTTGGTGGTTAGAAAAAGTCATCTTTGGCCTTGGTAATCTTCCGTCACCATGCATCTCAAATCCCTCCGTCTTAATTGGCATAAAGTCATAATTCTCTCCGTTGAATATTATTCTTTTTTTATATCCATTTTCTCCGGCATGAAATAAGTATTGCCCTCGATCTCTTAAATTTATTTTATAAAGAGATACAATTGTTGAGGGTTCAATTTGAAATATTTCTTTTACGTATGCTTTTGTGTCTCTCATGTTGCTGATTTAATTTGTTCTACTTCATAATCTCCTCTATCGCAAAGAAATATATCTATATCCACTAAATTTCTTGTTTTAAAAAAGACTGTTTGATTTGACATTATTTCAATATTATCTCCAGCTTCATTGTCGATCATAAACCCAGTATATCTATCACCTTCAAATTCTAGCTCAATGATATCTTCTTTTTTAATAGATGAACTAAAATTTATAATGTCACTGTATTCAAAAAATTTATCTACTTCTGTATTGAAAAGTGTTTCCTTGGTATCGTGTTCGTTTCTATGCATAATTCCCGTGACAATATCAAAAAGCAATGTCAAAGAGCCTGTGATACCCCAATCTCCATTCTGTGAAATCCATTCAGTTCCATATAAGCCCCCATAACTTTCAATAGCCCCACTTAAACCTGAATACCAGTTTTTAATTGAATACCTTCTATTGGGGTTACTGTATTCCAGTGTATCTTTTTTTAATAAGAAAAATTCATTAACTATATCAGGAAATTTAATTAATTCAATATCTGAAGCTTCAAAGTTTTCTTTGTTGTCCATCCATTGAGGTAACCCTTTTTCTTCGCATAAAAATTCTCCTGTCAAAATAATTTGAGGTCTGCAGCTATCTCCATCTTCGCAATTTAGTATAGGAAACCCAGGTTTAATTTTGACATAGGATCCGAATTGATCACCTGTTCTGTTCAATATTGTGCTGGAGTTTCCAGACATTAACTCATCGTAAAGTGGATGAAAAAAGGTATGTATTTGTTTTTTTTGGTCCGGCTCTAGGGTAAACGGTAACTGCTCTATTATTCCAGAGTGATAAACTTTAACTCCAGTATAATCTGGGAATTTAAAAAGAGAGAATCTTTCAGGATCAGTCATTTTAAATCCAGTGATAGTTAAAGGCATTGTGCAAGAATTTGAAATGGTAAAACTACCTGAATCAACAGCACTTTCTCTGCATAAGTTTTTGCATTCTATCCCATCACCTTCTTTTTCCTCTGTTTCAATTTTTATAAAAAGACCGCCTTCAGATTGAGTCAATATATCATTTTCTTCTTCTGATACATATTCCCTTTCGTCTATATTTGGTAATGACGAAAATTTTATATTATATTTATCTGGATCTATAAAGCTCATCGATTAGTTATTCCGTATCTTACTAAATTTTCAGGATCTTGAGTTACTTCGCTGGCATCTTCACTCCCGTCTTTTAAGTCTCCGTTTTCATCTCTACATTCAGTTGGAACCCATACTCCTCCCTCTAATTTATAGCAATAATCATCGGGCATATTTATTAATATTCCATTTTCGTCTCTAGCTAAAGTATTTCTTAAACATTCTATCTTGACTCTTCCGTAAGGCCATTTGTGCATATTGGATTCAGAATATAAATTAATTCGATTGAAGTGATCTTTATTTCTTATGCCGTATTTTTTCCAAAAATTATCTATACTATTACCATCTTCATCTTTATAATCTCCGGCAGCTCTATCCCAGTCAGGGAAATACGGGGCATATTGTGACTGACGCCATATACTATTACTCAGCATAAATGGTCCGATGCAATCAAAAGCTATATTGCCCGGATTGGAGGCAGTACCGCTCCAAAATTTTACACGTGTAGTGGTGTCAACAAATATAGAATCAAATGTTGTTCTTGTTGCATTTGGAGTTATTTGGGCCAGGGTACTCTCAACACTGTCAAAATTGTCACCCCCAATAATATCCGCAATATGCAAAGCTCCAGCATGTGTCTGAAACGGAGGAATAACTGCGAATGGGGCACTTGCATTTGGTTCTATTTGCAAACCTCCGCTAAAACAAACACGGCAGCCTGGACCAATAACAGGTGGAGCATTTTCTGGAATTTCTAAAATTGAATCTTCGGCCATTTTAAATTTAGCCAAAAATTCAAACCTAGCATAACAAGACATAGTCTTATCTTCCAGATCTTCAGTATAAAAAAGTAATTCGACAGATTCTTGAAGTTCATTTACATTTCCTATTCTTAATCCAAAGAATAAATCTATGCATTCTTCCATTTTCAGGATAGGTAAATGGTCATAATTTCCGATAAAATCGTTAGCTTCATTTAAATCAGAAACATTATAATCTAAAATTTCTAATTCTTTATTTTTTCCAAAAACTTTCAAAGGGAATCCGTTTGATACAACTCCCGCATTTTGTGATCCCTTGGTTTTTATTTCTCCAGTCGTTATTAAATCTGTTTGAATCAATTCGTTTGATTCTGTTCCGATTATGTCGCCAGCGTCAGTCGCAATCAAAAAAGTTTCTTTATCAGGTCTCCATCCTCCGTTTATTTCATGTAACTTTCCATCTCTATATACTTCATATTTAGTATTAAAAGAATGCCATAAGGTGTTTGAGTTCTCATCCTCAAACATTTTTTTATTATTAGGGTCATTAAAATATTGCCCTCCATTTCCCGGGATGGTCCAATCAATTTGATGAGTTCCATCCATGGTTTCAATTTTTTCAAAATTATTATTTTTTGGAACTCCTGCACTTAATTTTTCAGTTGTCCATCCAAGAAATCCACTACTAGATTTTGTGTTAGCTATAATGTTTCTTAGTTTTATATCATTTGGTCCACAATTTTTTATTGTTACTGAAAAAAGATTTTGAAATCCTGAGTCTTGAGTTACATTGGATAAAACTTTAGAGAAATTAATACACCTCAACGCTTCCCTTGACCCAGGAGAAGTATTACTAATTTTGTAATTCATCTCTAATTCTTTTTTTCGTTTCTCTAAACTATAATCTTTAGCGTATTCATAAAAAGAAGAATCGGTATTACCTTCTCCTGATAAACCTAATGAAACAGGGAAGATTAATGTATCAACTTCATTTAAATACCATGCAGGGTTAGATTTTTCTTCGTCTTCAAAATTACCTCCTTCAGAGTAATCTGGATTAAATAGATAAGAATACTGCTTGTCTGCATTAAAACCTTTCCAAGAAGGAGCATAAGAAAATTCCTTTAATTTTTGGGTAATTAATCCATTTGCATATTTCGATAAAATTGAATCTTTTGGTCTTCTTTGAGATAATTCTTTTCCACTTCTTATGTTATCGTTAATTTGTTTTAACCCGGATTCGTTTGCTCCAGAAAAATTAAAATCAGATATCAAGAAAATCATTCTTTGGTCTACTGATTCTGCTCTTTTGCTATTATAAAGTTGAGCCATAGCATCAGCGATAGTTTCTAAAGAATTTTTAGCACCATGAAATTCTGCATCTATATTAGAAATTTTTTCATATACAGTTTTTTTATCGAAACATGTCGGGTAGTCATTTAAATCTAGTATTCTTTTTTCAGTACCTGGATATTCATTTATAGCAAGTGTACCCATAAAGGAGAATCCTACATTAATATTTTTTTCTTCTAATTTTAGATTAAACCTGAAAAAGTTGTCAGTATCGTAACCGCTTTCAACAAGTGCTTGGTAAAAATCTTGTTCGCTTTCAGGATCTTTATCGTAAATCAATTGCCCATTTTCATCGTAAAAATTTGGCCAAGGAGGTGAACCATCAAAATCGGGGTCTCCACTGACATCAATCGCACCATTAAAACTTTCAGTTAAAGGAAATTTGCTCTTATCATAACCAACAATCGATTTCAATATTGAATCAATGATTAATGCATACTTGGATTTATCCAAATCAGATATACTTAAAAACTGTTGCCTTGTAGAGGGAGAAGAGTCAATCACAAAAATAATATCTATTTCTTTATTTTTTGCTTCTATTGAGTAGCTCTGATTTTGAGAGTCGTAATCCAAACCTGATTGATGCTTTGCAATCCCTACAGAAGAGAATGTGCACATCTCATGCTGAGTAATAGGATTATATATATATGCCCCAAAGCAAGGACCCTTTGGGTTAGCAAGATCTTCCTGTACAGCCGTTGAAGATTCTATAAAAGTTGCAGAAATTGTATGATTATTCTTATATACAACTTCGTGATTCCAGCTTGGGCAATAGAAAGTAGAATTGTGAGGTCTCGATTGAGTTGTTAATGGATCTGCGTCAGTTCCATAAGGTCGAGGCATAACGAATCTAAATTTTTTATAACCAAGATGAGATTCTAAAAATTGTAATATTTCCGCTGCTTCAGTATCATCTCTTTTATCAAATACAACAGTGAACGTAGACATATTTTGATTAATGCCTTTTTTGTATTTTTTATTGTAAAATTTTGTAAACTCTGTATTGTAATGTTTTGGCTGGTTATTTATATTAAATGCAATACTAGGGCGATGCTCAAAATTTCTCACTTGCAGCCATGGGTATTTTGCCGTAAGCTCAGGATTCTCCATGTATATACTACTTCTACCAGTAACTGCTGGAATTAAGATTTGCCCGTCATCTTCAGGTTTTAAACTAAAACTAGACAGTGGAGTAACATACAGAGCAAAACTGGAAGGAGTTATATCAGCTTCCATTTGAAGCATTCTGTAATTTTTTAAATATATTATTCTTTTTTGCTCTTCTCCAGTTACTGGATTTTTAATTTTGTGAGGAATAATTCCATCCTCAATAGATGGCGGCAAAATAGGTTGAGCCGCTAAACAATCTTCAGGACACATACCGAGCTTATAGATAACAACAGGGGCATCTCTTTCTTCGCTTAGCCTGCTAATTTTTTCTAAAGTTTCGTCATCTTCAAGTGGATTATCTTGATCGTTTGTGATCGGGTCATATGGCCCAACATTATGAGGATCACCATTTGGCTGTAATCTAGAATCGAGAATTATTTCTATTATTGGTTCGTCTAATGGCCATTCTAGCCCCGGACAAATCTCTTTCGTATATGTAATTTTTTCTATGTATCCTTGTCCGACACCAAACACGAAAGTTCTTGGATTAATCACCTTAAATACTTTACAAACTCCAACCGAATATGTAGAGTTTTCAGGCCATTCAGGTCTAATGTACAGACAATTACCAACCTCTAGCTTTTGCTCTTCTCTAAAGTAAAGTATACCTGCCTTCGGGTAGCCATTTTCGTCGTAGGCATATGCTTCAATTTCTGACAAAGAAGTTAGAGCTACTGTTTTTTCATCATCATCGTCTTGCGATTCTCCTGATTTTTCTTGAGCATCTTCTCCTATAAATTCCTCTACCGGGAATGAATCTAATCTGGCTATTTTCCCTTTTTCAAAAAATGTTTCTTCGTTTACAAAAACCGGAAAAATGGCGTCTGTATTGCGATTATATCCAGCATTACTTTCTACACTACGAAGGGTGCTTTCTGTATTACATATAAACTTAGCTTGTATAGAATTATTGTTCCTGTATGTTATAGAATGAGAAAAATCAGTACATGTATATTTTAAATCTTTTCTATAGGGAAATGTATAAGTAAAACTAAAATCTTGTACATCACTAGAAAGCAACCTTTCACCTTTATAGTCTAATCCAAAAATAGATCCATAAGGAAAATGTTTTTCTTGCAAGAAATGTATAATAGCTTTCGCTTCTTGGTCGGTTCTATTATTAAAAGATAAGTCGATTTCAAGAGGCAAAGAATTTATAGCTAAATTATTAACATAATCGCCGCCTTCTCCTAAAACCATTGACTCGTTTATCGCCGCAAAAGTTGCCTGCGATCCATAAGATGGCCGCCATTCAAAATCTTGAGTCCAGTATCTTAAATAATTTGGTTCATTATTTACAGCGGAGACATGATCTTCGGTGCAATAAAAAAATTGACCTAGGTTATAAACCTCAACATCACGAAATTCGAATCCACCAGTATCATATCCATAGAGAAAAATAAACGCAGATCCGTATGCTGCATTTTGAGGTATATCATTTGGATGTATGTCAATCTGAGTCTTATACCATTCTCTATGATGAAGCTCAGAAGATGCCATAGCCCTTTGTATCTTTCTATGTCTAACATCTTCGATTAAATCCATCTTTTCGTCATAGAATTTAAGCCCAACACCAACCCCTGTAGACTTTGACTTATCTAAACCGTAATCTTCTATTTGAAAATATGTTAAATTAGGATCATTTAATGTTGAATCCTCGCTGATCTTTCTGATCATTACTTTTGCTGAGTACCCTATGGTAGGATTAAGTTTAAATTTTATACCATATTCTATCTCAGCAGTTTCCCTGACAGTGACTCTTTCAAAAAATTGACTGAACTCGGTTACATCCAGCTCAACCTTTCTTGACTGATCTGTTATAATTTTGTTGCTGCAATCATCAACAAGTGTCAATAGTAAATCAACTTTTTTATCTTCTACTTTTTCTATATAGTAAGGAGTAGAAAGGTCGCGCAGCCTGACAATATCATGCTTCTTGTATGATTTACCTGGGGCCCAATCTGATGCTGAAATATCCATTACCTGTAAGCCTGTCTCACGCTTGCTCTACCCCTAAGGAATCCTCCTTCGGAAACAGATAGTGCATCTTGATCAACTACACCATATTGTTCAAGTTCTTCTGGCACCGCATCAGGAAGCACTAAATTGCCCGCCAACTTAAATTCTTTCAATTTACCAAAATTATTATCAGTAAAATTTTCATCAAATCCTATATCAGAAAGACTAATAGTGACATCAGCTCTTTGTCCTGTAATTTTTAAAAATGGATCCAGTTTTTCTCCCTCCAAGTCTATAGTGATATCTACTTCGTTTTTTGCAACCCTAACAGGAAGCTCTCCATCATCATCAGCATATCCACTGATCGGCACAGGTATCTCAGGAATTTGATTTGCATAAATGCTGTAAGAAAAACTCAAGGGATATTGTATGCCAACACTATTCGCACCATATATTTTTGTGTTCATAGCATGAGGAACGGTTAGTTGGTTTTCTCTAACGCAAGGATAATTATCGAATACAGACTCAGACCATCCTTCAACATATTCCATTTTTCCGTATATATCTAAATCAATATTTGTTTCTATTACTTGAAATGGTTCCGCCGAGAAAGACATTTCAGTTAAATATGCGTCATTAAATTTATAATCACCAAGAGATCCGGTAATTTTTGTTTCATTAACTTGAGGATAAATAGTAGGATCCATTAAGCCAGTTAAATCTGCAAAAGAATGAATATTACCAGTATTCATATAATAAGTGATATTTAATCTACCCCGAATCTCTCCTTGTGCAGCATATGTTCTTAATACATCAATTTCTCCATAAGGCACATCAGTTTCAATATCAAGAAATGTATCGCCTGTAGACCTTACCTTTATATGGTAATCTCCGGCATGAGCATCTTCCTCTACATACAAAGCTTGTCCGTTAGGGTATGCTATTTTCTGCCCGCTTTTTATTAATTCAACTGATGACGGAATTTTCATTCCTGGCCCACCACCTGGCGGGCCTAATAAGAAATCTTTAACTTCGACACCTTTAAATTCAACATCTTCAAACACATCGGCAAAAGAGATACTGTAGTCTTCTACAAATTTTTTAGCTTCCAATGGCTGACTAGCAGATATACTTGCTCTATTAGCAAACACCATAACTGGCTCTTGTCCTTCTGAGGCAAGTAGTAATGGTACATCTTCATATCTGTAGAAAGGTTTAGCCATTTTGTTTTTCTTTAAATTTACTATAATTTATATCATTTTCATGCGGCTTCTCACCCCTCTTATTATAATAAGATTTATACTGCAAATTTACAGTCAATCTTCCGTCTACAGAGGCAGACATAGACTCAGCTATTAGGCGGGCATTTTTAACTGTATAATGCTGTATAGGCTCACCAAAACAATCATTAATTTTTATCGCTATGTCCTGTACTGTAGGTGTTCGCATGTATTTTCGAAGACTTTGGTATGCGTATTCATCTATATCCAAAGTAAACGATGTCTCTGTGGTTACTGGCCATATTACATCTACCTGAGCAGCATATGCTGATCCTACTACATATATGGGATCAATAGGAATGTTTACAGAATGCTGGAAAGATGTTACCCTGTCTGTACTCGCACCAGTGCATTCAACAATAATTGAGCCCTGATTGGTTAGCCTGATTTCTGGGTAAGGATTGTCGCCAGAAGCATTATATAGCCCATTATTATAAGATTCACTTATGGCTATCTTGTATCCCTCTTCATTGAGTACAGGGAACTCATTCTCCTGAAGTATAAAATCGGGAGAACCTCCTATGTCGCCAAAAACTTTGATACTGGTTGAAGTAGTAGGAAGTTGACCAATGTCACAGGAAACACTATGGTTAGTTATGTATCCACTATAAAAGCCAAAATACTTTGAGCCATGATGCATACTACCAGTAAACGGTTCATCACCTAAAAATTGTAAAAAGAAATCTTCACTGACTAAAATAGAATTTATATTAAAATCGCCTTCAAGCGGAGCATCAAGCACTGCCATACTATGAGCAGAGCGTTCTTCTCCCCTAGCACATGTACTTTCCTGCAAGAACCTGAATCCATTTTCGTCTAATAAAAAAGCATTATCAGCATATTCTATGTTGTCAACGCCATAATGGTAATCATCATTAACATGCCCCCATCCTAAAATATTGATGGGTCTTTCTTGTATTGCGTAGGAACCTTCTATACTTTGAACACCTGAAAGCTGTGTTCCATTAATAAAAAATTGTTGCTCGTATCCTAAAACTGTACCATTCATTAACTAAGTTCTCCACCTATTCTTTTCTCCTCTCTGATAACCTCAAGAACCTTTGTTTTAATTTTCATGGCGAGTTTTTGTTCTTGCTCGTAAGAACCTTCGCTTGTTTCAGTAGATACCTTTTCCCTTCCGTTTTGATCAACGGTAACATTTACATTAATGTTGTTAGTAACATCATTATTTGTTGTATTGCTAGAAGCATTATTAGTGCTTGGTTGCATTGCATCGAGCATAGGCTGTAACCTGTTTACAGGACTGCTTGATGTCTGAGTTTTTTGTTGAGGAGCTGTGGATATTCTTGGTGCTGTTGGAGTTGTTCCAACAATTCCGCCTTGATAATATCCTTGTTCTCCGCGTTTAAATCCTTCTGGGTTTTGCATCGCAAACCGCATCATAGTAGGATTTTCTCTTAAAAGTTTTTCAGTAGAACTTTTTCGTATTACGAAATCACCTTCGCTTAATCCAACTGGCCCTACGTTATCTATCCCACCTTTGCCTTTTACTACTGGAATTTGTCCAGTTGTATTCATTTTGTTGAGATTATCGTAGCCAATTCTTCTTGCAATTGGTTCAGGTATCACAGCTTCTCCAGCTGTTAGCATTGCAGGTATGCTTCCGCCATTAGCTTTTTTAAGTATTTCTGTTTTTGCATCTAGTTGATTATTCGATGCAAATTGTCTCATAGCCTGAGTTCTTACTTTTGTTGTGTTGTAAAGATTCAGAACTTTAGCTTGCTCCGCTGGACCCATGTCTTGAATGTCAGACAACCTATTCATATTAAATGCTGCATAATCACCAGCATTATCTTGCGGCATATAAAAAAGATTGCCTTGTGGCCCTTGGTAAAAACCTTTGTTTCCAGATTTTTCAAATGCAGACATTGATTTTTTGAAATCAGAATAATTTAAGTTTTGACCCCTGAATTTAGCTTCAGCTTTTGCTTGTGTATACTGATCGCCGTACTTACCGAAAACTTCTCCGGTTTTATTAGACACTCCTTGTACTAATTTTTGTACAGGCTCTCTGAGTATGTTTGTAACCTCAGACATCATGAAACTAGTAGCAGCACCAAGAATTGTCCCTAAAGTCTGAAGTCTTTTATTAAACTTTTCGTTTTTCTTCTGTGCGTTATATGCGGCCTTGTCCAGTAAAAATTCCTTATAGTCTTCCATGACTGGATCTGTAGCCAAAGCTTTACCGCTAAGCCTAGGGTCACCACTCTTAAGGCTTACATCGGAGCCAAGATTAAGTCTCTCGAGTCTTTTCATATCAAAAGTCGGCGGCTTATCTTGTTTTTTATTGATTGATTCTCCAATTCTCCGACTAACCTCTGACATTACGACAGTTCTTGCGACACCTTCCATTCCTGCTTGTAATCTGCTTTTTTTAGGTTGTGCACCTTGCCCGCTTGTGCCGTTATTAAAATATTGTAATTCGCCGCCTCTAACTAATTCTTTGACTCTTTCTTTAGGGATGACATACTCTCCAGCTGTTAGCATTGCTGGAACTCTATCTACTCCAGCTGGCCCTTTTACGAAACCTCCCTCTGCAAATTTTTGTATTATTCCACCTGATTGATTTAATACTGCTTGTGGGTTTTCTATCACTGGTTCTGGTTTAATATTCCCACTTGTTACTAGTTTATTATCAAATGTTTCTAAATTTTGTCTTGTCTTACTGATAACTGAAGAAAAAGAACTAAGCTCTTGGTTGGTTGAGCTTATTGCTGAGGTTGTATTTTCATAATTTTGTTGCTCGTTTTTTAGTTTAATAGAGTACTCATCATGTTGTTTTGCATTATTAGCCATACTATCTTTTGCTACATCAGCATTAATAGCTACATCTTTATATACTTTGGCTAAATTTTCAGTAACTCCTAAAAAATTTTGAATTTCAAGAGTTGATTGCTCTTTGATCTTCATGAACTTTTTAATATTCATCTCGCCCCAGTTTTTAGGACTTTTTGGATCTCCTTGTCCTTTAAAGTAACTAACCTCTCCAATTTCAGGAACCATCCCCCGAGTCAATATATTTGGAACGGATTTAGGATCTGTTCCTATTTTAAAATTCTTTTGAAGCTCTTCTATGTTATTTATATTACGTTGTTTGTCTGATTGTATTGTTTTATCAATACCTTCTCTGAAGGCAAACTCGACACCTTCTGCTATACTTTGCCTTTCTTTGTCTGTTCCTGTTTTGCTGTCGTATTCTATATTAAGTTTATTGAGAGCTTCCCTTCTTTCAGGCGTCATATTTAAATCAGAAATTTTAGATTCAAGGTGGCGAATATTGCCTAAGCTTTCAGCTTGAGCTTGTTTTAATTTTCTTAATTTCGGATCCCTATGCTTTGAAATACCCGATGGCAGAGTATGGATGGCATCTGGACTATATCCAGCATCAGCTAATACTTGATTGGCCGCCCTCCCTCGACCTCTTGCTGTTTGCTGTTGAATTAGAGTCTTATTTTTAATTAGTTTTGAAGTATCTCCGGTTGGATTGAAATCAGTTGTATCTTGACTATCTTTAGTTTGCTCTATTGATTCATTTTTCCTACTAGAGACATCTAGTTTTACAGCATTAGAGAATTCGGCGACTTGTCTTGCCAGATCTTGTATGCTTTTATCAAACACAGCCATCTCCGAAAGTTTTGAATCCATACTTGGAGCATTAAGACCTATTCCTTTTTGTAATTCTTGCTGCAAATCCTTAGTGTGCCCCCCTAGGGATTTAAGTACTCCTTCTAGTGAACCCATAGCACTGGTTAAATGATTATTTGAGCCTGCAATCTTTTCGGCATCAGAACTTCCATCTTCTCCTGTAAAAGCATATGTCAGATCCTTAATAATCTTGTCGATATTATGCTCCATTACTCTATCAAGAAGTTGCTCTGCTAGTCCTAAACTAAAATCACTCCATGCTTCTTTTGCACTTTTTGCCCCTGACCCAATATCTTTGAATAACTGCTTGAGTCCTGTTCTTGCTCCATCGATGCCTATGTCAACCAAATCAGATCCAAGGTTGGCGGCAGAAACATTTAGTTCCGCCATCTTGATTCTTAATTGATCAAAAGCCCTAGTGCCATTACCCAATAATTTATTTGTCTCTTTTAGTGACTGGGCAAAAGCCAAGGCATCTTCTGGGCTACCTGTAATACTTGCCCGCATCGCTGCTCCTCTTGTGTCGGCAATAGCGTTTGCTCTGCCAGATGCAATATCAACGCTTGTATTTAACCTTAGTTGCCTTTCGCTAACATTTGCTTTTCGTATAGCATTTTCAAGTTCCTGAAGTTTATTAGAGGATTCAAGCAATTCGTTTGCCTGACGCAGAAGTCTTCCTTGTTCTCCCATTTCAGAAAGTATAATTGCTTTTTCTGAGGCTATTAGTGCAGACCTTTGTGCAGAAGTTATTTCTTCAGTAAGCTCAATTTGTACTTGCTTATTTAATTCTTCTTGAATACTTAACCTTTTTAATTTTGCAATATTTAATCTTGCGGCAGAAATAGCATTAGCCCGCTCAATCGCAACTTCAGTATCTGCTTTTTGATCAAACTCTTGTTGACTCATGCTTGCTTTTCGCGCGGCAAGTCTTAGCTCGTCAAGCTGGTTACTCTTTTCTTGTAGCTGAGAAGCTCTAAATAATTGTTCAGAAATTTCTTGGTTCTTTATTAACTGTAGGCTTTTTTCGGAAGCTATCAGAGAAGAGGATTGGGTGCTAGTTAGTTCTTCTTTAATTTGTGTTGCTGCAATTTCTTCCAGTGTCTCTGTGATTGATGTTAACTTTAATTTTTCAAGATTTAGTCGAGCTGTTGTTCTAGCGTTTGACATTTCTGTCTCCAACTGCTCATTAACAAGCTTATATCTTTTAGAATCTATCTTTAGAAAATCTTCTCTTGCAACCGTTTCTTGTTTTGTTAAATAAGAATTACTGAGTTCTGATTCAAATTTTGCCTGCTGAATACGTATGATATTTTTATAATCTTCGCTTTGGGTTTGTGTTGATCGTAAAATTGCTTCTTGAGATTGCAGCTGCCTAAGAGATAGCACAGAAGATTCCGCTTCTGTTCTGTTTTTTTCAATTTGAAGTTGATAGGCTTTGTCATCCAGGATTCTAGAATCCATTAATGCTTTTACTTGTCCACGACGAGCATCATTTAATACTGATAGAGTGGCCGTCTCTCCTTGGTTTGATTCAATTGATAACTCAGGTATATTTACACCACTTAATTTATCTTTCAATGCTCTTGCACCGTCTACAGTTTTTGCTCGTATTAATTTTAATGTTTTGTCTTCTTTTAAAATACTCAGAGCATTTTTTCTTTGAGTTTTCGCTGTTTCACTTGCCCTTGTTAAATCATTAATAGAATCTGTCAATAGATTTTTCTGCTTTTGGGTAAGCTTCATTATCTCTTTCTGGTTCAATGCAGCCATAAACGCGGCAGCAACCGTTCCTTCTGTGATTGAACCATACTCTCTCATGAACTCATTGATTATTTTTCCATTATCATCCAGGTCGGCGATTCTAGAAGATACTGAAGCAAACGAATTTCTTAATTCTTGTGCATCAGCAGGAGACAGTGCTTCCCCGATTGCAGTTTCTATACCAGATAAATCTAAAGATGTAAGATTTTGCCCGACATTCTTTTTAAGGTTGTTAACAGCATCCTCCATTGTGATTCCTGCACCTTTTCTAAATTGCGTTGCCAGCTGGTCAGTCTTAATAAACTCTTCTGATACTGACTGCATGGCTCCAATCGATGTATTATTAGCTTTTAAAATATCTGTTGAAAATTTCTCAGATATTTCTTCTATTTTTCTGGACGACTCTTTTCTGATTAAAGTAGACTTAGAAATTGCCTGATGTTCATCAAGTAAAGAGATTTGAGATTCGGCTATTTTTCTTTGTGTGGCACTGATACTATTTTCAAGATCTTGCCGATGAAGCCTCTGTTTTCTTTCATCTTTGATACTGCGAATAATCTTTAAATATTCTTCTTTTACTTGTGCAGTGCTTTGAGCTAATGTTTGAGCGATGCCATCTTTTTCAAGTAAGTCTTTTTGCTTGTGAAGTTGATTAACAAAAGCTTTGATTGCGTTTGTTGCGGCGGATGCCTCAACCCCTGTTAACCCCATTATATTATCTTTTGCGTCATCGATTGTATGAATTATGTCCCCTATATGACCCGCCAGTAAAGCTCCGCCAAATTCCTCAGTCCCTTTTAGTTGTTCAGACAAAATAGTATTTATTTCGTCTGCAGAACTTTCGGTGATTTTATCTAAGTCAAACTGCCCTACTGCCTTTATGTTTTCCTCTAAAATCCGTAGTCTTTCTTTTGGGTCTAAATCTTCAGATCCAGCCATAATCCCTCCGAGAGCCATTCCAGCCTGCGCTCCCCTAAATGACGCCGCTTGCTCAAGGAACTTAGCGTCTTTACCCCCCAGGTCACCCATTTCAAAAAAGCTATCAAATCTTTTTTCTATCAAGTCTCCAAACGCTTTTGTGCCCTCTTCGATTACTACTCTTTGTTTTTGTACCTTAATTAATTTCTGAAGAGTCTCTGTTTGCTCTTCGACTGTGATTCCGCTTTGAGTAAATTGATGACTTAGCCTGGAGGCAATAGCTGTTCCTGTTACATTTTCCTGAAACAATTGAGACATAGACTTCTGAACTTTCGATTGAATGTCGAGTTCTTTCATTTTTAATTGAAACAATTCAGTCTCTTGTTTTTGTGTACGCATAGAACCAAGAAGCTCTAGCTCGTCAATTTTTTCTTTATTCTCTGTCTGAGACTGAAGAGCGCCTAATGCGGATTCTAGTGCTTGTGTTGATTCAGAAAGTTTTTCTAGATTTCTAGCCGCTTTCGCCGAAGCACTTTCAAATAAAGACATAACGCCTTTTCCATCATTGAACAACTTAAAAACTTCATTGGCAGCCGTTCCAAGACTTATAAGGCTACCAATCATTGGTGTAAACCTTAACAACATCTTGCCGGCTGAAGCTATTCCCCCAGAGAAGGCCTTAACGCCTTGTAGTATTCCTTTTGATCCAGCCTGACTAAAGCCATCTTTTGCGGCAGCCTTGAGCCCTTGTGTAAACCTTCCTGTGCCAGCTTTAGCTTTTCTTCTCCCTGATTCTGAGAATAAATCGCGCAGGTTTATTGTTTTTCCAGGATCAATTCCCATGCCTTCGGTTAATTGACTACCTATTTCTTTTGTAGTTAAAAAGACTGAAGCCATACCAGAAGCAGCTTGACCTGCCTTAGAAAACATTTTAGCCGCTTCACTTCCGTCTTCGGCAAATTGTTGCAAGAATCCATTTGCCGTACTTAACAACGACTGAAAAACAAAAAGCTGCATGAGTCCACCTTCCTGCACTTGAGAAGATTTATCTCTAGCAAAATTAGGTACTAACCCTTTTGATGCACCGTGAGTTTTGGGATCAATTCCCATGCTTTTTGCACGTCTAATTCCCTGTTGCAATCCAGCTGGCTCATCACGAGTATTTGTGACGGCTAGCCCTATTGGATTTTGGGGGCTTTTTAATTGAGAGCTTTTTTCAATCCTAATCCTTGAAGAAGG